ATCCATTAAGACCGACTTGATAACGTTCCTGATTGGTTACAGTTCATCTTACATCCACCGAACGAAAGACCAAGTCTATTTAATAAATTGTCAATAAGCTTTGCTTATTCAATGCACGAGATATATATAAAGTTCCATAAATATTAAAATAATTTGATTTATTGACGAGAAAAAAGTTTTTGACGAGGGTTAAAAATATAGATATGGTGCTGTATTGCATCGCATATTATAACGTAGCTATGTAAGTAAATCGATTAACTCAATCCACTTTTTTCAACCAAAATCCGAAGTGCGGGGTACCCCAAATATTAATAAGACAGACAGAGATGCTGATATAATTTTTTTGAATTTTTGAGAAAAATGAGGTCGGGTACTATTTTTTCTTGACAGGTTCTTTCTTGTATACTATTTTATATAACTAAGTTATATATAACTAAGTTATACTATTATACTATTTGATATAACTAAGCTATACTATTTTACTATTCTATTACTTGAAAACTACTATTCTACTATTCTATATAACTAAGCTCTACTATTTGATATAAAATAGTATCGTACAATAGTAATAGAATTAGCTTTGTCATATAAAACTTCATTCTTGTATACATATGGATTAAATTAGGGTATGGAAAACAATAGTAGCGAGCGGTATCATGGCATTGACACATTTACGAACTGTAATGAAATAAAAAAGCTGTCTAATTCTATCATGTTATCTGATATTATTACACCTAATAGCGAAACAGCCAGTAAGTTAATAGAGATAGTAGCGCGTGCTAGATGTTTAACAGATTTTGAATTATTACCTGATGGTCATATATTGTTCTCAAATTGTGAACATGGCGCATCAAGAGTAGAGAGTCCGGAGGGTGTTGGACAGGTGAGTGTGAAAACATAGTGTGGGAGTGGCTCTCTAATGTATAAACGAACAATAAAAGGACAAGAGTATAAGTTATATGATAACGAAAAAGAGTTTCGAAAAAAACATCCAAGAACTAATGTCCATGATAACTGGCGAACTGCGAAAACAGGTCAATGGATTAAATCAGATGATGGTAAAATCACAAAAGTCATTAAGCGTGGTTCTATTTCAAGTAATAAAAAGACCGTTGACTATATACGTACTGTTCTTGGCATGGCTAACTGCAAACGTACTTCATTTTATGGTGGTGACCCTGTATCAGATATTTGGCGGTTTGGTAAAGTTGGTTGGCGCCAAAAAAGCATAGATGGAAAGTTATCAGCAAAAAAACGTATATTTGCAAAGTATGTAGCATCAGGTTTTAAACCAATTGATGCGTATATGAAGGCGTTTCCAGATTGCGAAAGCGTTGATTATGCAAATAGAAGAGTAGGTGTTTTATTAAAAAGCGAGAAGGTAAGAAACTTGATAGATAAAGAAATAGAATTAATACTTAACGATACAGGTATCACAAAGACTTATTTGCTAGAGCAAACAAAAGAAATTGTGGATAAAGGCGATTCTAGGGATTCAGATAAACTAAGAGCCTTAGAAACGTTAATGAAAATATCTGGAATGCTAAGTACAGAAAAGAAAACAGAGTCGTTGGCTTTAATTCAAGAGTTTAGTGGCTTTAGTCAAGAAAAGTTAAACGCATTTAAAACTGGAGCGCTACCTCCAAATGGCAAAGAATAACATATTGTTACCAGTAAGGTACGCAACAAAGCGAGAAATACAAGAGTTGATATGTGGAGCTGTTTTTTGCCCAGCGTGTGATTCTCAACTTATGGGTCATGATGTGATGAATAAAATGCCAATATTAAATAATAAAAACCATTTAGATGGATGGATGTGCGAATTATGTGATTGTGTGTTTAATATGCAAGATAAAATGGTAGACATAGGTTATTTTGATTTATTTGACCAAGAGATTGCAGAAGCGTGATTGAAAAAAACTTTAATATAAATCCAAGCCCAAAAGAAATGAAACAACGAGACAAAGTTCTCGCTAATTCATTTAACAATCTTATATACTTTGGTAGAGCTTTTTTACCAAAAGATTTTTTGCAGAAATCAGAATCTGCCCCCTTCCACTACGAAATGGCTGAAAAAATGATTGATACAGCCCCCGGAGCTAGAATATGCAACATTATTCCTCGCGGTCACGGTAAATCTGTTGTTGCAAAAGCGGCGATAATGCACAAGCTTTGTTTTGCATCTGAAAACGACCAGCACTTTATTGCATGGGTATCTGAAGAACAAAGTCAGGCTATTGACCATTTAAAATATATTCGCCATCATTTTGAAAACAATAAAATGATTAAGTATTATTTTGGCAACATGGATGGCGGAAGCGCTGGAAAAAGATGGACAGAAAAAGATTTAGTTACTCCAAAAGGAGACAGGGTAATAGCAAAAGGTACATCTCAGCGCTTAAGGGGTCGAGCAGAAGTAGATGTTCGTTATACAGGTATTGTACTTGATGACTTTGAGTCTGAATTGAATACAAAAACTCCGGAACGCCGTGCTGATATTAAAAAATGGATTGTTTCTACAGTATATCCTGCTCTTGAAGAAACTCCGGGGAATGAAGGTTGGATATGGCTGTCTGGAACAATTGTACATTATGATTCTTATTTGCAAATGACCTACGATGGCTGGAAAAAAGCATTAGAAGATAAAAGACCGTATCCTTGGGATGTGAATTTTTATAGAGCCATTGAAGATGGAAAGCCTTTGTGGGAATCTCAGTTTTCAGAAGAAAAACTAGAGTCAAAAAAGCGAGAGTTTATAGAAGCCGGTTTGGTTAATAAATTTGCACAAGAGTATATGAATGATGCTAGGGATGTAACAAATGCCGCATTTAAGATAGATAGAATACAATATTATAGCGGACATTTTGAAAAACGTGGGAATATGCCATTTGTGATTGAAGGAGAAGACGCTATCCCTATTAATGTTTATATTGGAGTTGACTTGGCGGCTACCGCTTCCGAAACCTCTGATTATCAAGTAATACTTGTAATGGGAATTGATGCAAATAAAAATAGATATATACTTGATTATTTTAGAGAAAGAATCCCAGCATTTGATGTTCCACCTAAAATTATAGAATATGCAAAAAAATATAACCCTGTTAGACGAGTGACTATTGAAACAGTTGCCGCTCAAGAGATGGTAAGGGATATGGTTACTAGATTATCTGCAACGGAAAAGCGCTTGATGCCCGGTTTATTTAAAGGCGTTAAGCCACCAGCGAGAATAAAAAAAGAAGATAGACTTGAGACTGCTTTAGGGCAAATCGTAAACTCAAAAAAATTACATATTTACAGACATATGACTGAAATTGTTGATGAGTTTTTTGAACACCCTAAGCCAAGAAACGATGATTTACTTGATGGTCTTTACTATGCTGATTATTTTGCAAAAGCTCCTAAATCAGATAAAATGAAAGTAGGAGAAATAGATGCAACGCAAGAAAGTTTAGATATGTCTCGCATGAAAAAAACCTATAACTGGATGACGGGTGCAAAGGCGTAAACTAAAATAATGTTTTTATTGTCTTTCTGTTAAAATATTATGTATTATAACTACAATGCCTAGATTCGGAAAAAGGTCAAAAGAACGCTTAAAAGGCGTAGATGCTAAATTGGTAAATGTCCTTAATGAATTAATTAAGATTATGGATGTTACAATTATTGAAGGATTGCGAACAGAAGAAAGGCAAAAAGAATTATTAAAGCAAGGTGCTACTAAGGTTAAATATTCTAAGCATATGGAAGGAAAAGCTGTAGACTTAGCCCCTTATCCGGTTGATTGGAAGAATAGAGATGGATTTCATTATATGGGTGGAATGATTAGAGGTATTGCCAAACAATTGAACATACCTGTTCGGTGGGGCGGAGATTGGGATAGTGATGGAGATGTAAAAGACAATGGTTTCGATGACTTAGTGCATATAGAGCTTAGAGATTAATGGCAGGCACTACTACAGATACTGTTAATGTAGGAGTACCTGAAAACTATTTTGTTGTTAAAAGAGGCTCTAGTATTTTAAATAAAGATTTATTAGATAGTATTTTAACTCCAAAATCTAGTGGGAGTAATACAAAACCATTGGTGCCAACAATTATGACACCAGAGGAACGAATTGTAACGGAGGAAGACGTGAACAAGTATGGTATTAATTTTTTTAGAGAAATAAACAATTCTTCAGACAATGCCGCTCATAGCAACATTGACGCTTTAATAGCACTGTCTCAGTTAAACAATATGCAAAATATGGCTGGTGGAGGAGAAGTTGTTCAAGGTTATGAAAATGGTGATATGGTAGAACCCTCAACAATAGATTCTATTTTTTTTGATAAACAAAGTGGCGACAATCCTCTTACGGCTAGCTTGATACAGAGTATAGGCGGCATGGAAGGGGTGGATAAAATGTGGGATTATCAAGAGCAAACTAGCCCCACAAAAGGAAAAGAACTATTGTATACCGAGTCAGATGGAGAATTGATGAAACAACCATCTACGTATTCTGGAGGAATTCTTCCGGGCGCAAGAACTTGGCTTAGTCAATTAATAGGCGAAAGAAAAGTAGACGAATTACCGCCTGAGTTTGAAGCTTTGAGACAGTCTAAAGTAGAAGGTTATCAAGATGGAGAGCAAGTAGTTGACCCCAATGACCCACTGGGAATTACTCAAAGAATGGCAAACCCTTCTGTGTATGAAGGAAGTGTAATTAGTGGCGCGGGAGGTGGAGTTGACCTTGATACGATGGCTCAAAACCAAGTTGCTCAAGATATAGATGCCGCTATGCAGGTAATGGAAGAAATAAAGTTACAAGGGGTTTACAATGAGCCGGAAGGAGCTGGTGCTTGGGATTGGAAAGGGGAAGTTCCTCAAGAAAAGGCAGAAGAGTATAAACAAGTTTTTTCAATTTTAAGAGACTTAGAAAACCAAAAAGCTTACAATCAAATGCTAATGAAAGCAGGTAGAATGGGCGGAGCTGTAAGACCACAACAAGGATTATTTTTTAAACCTAAGTAATGGCTAAAACAGACACAGACCCAAGAGCAGATTACAACCAAGAACTTTTTAGAGAGTGGAAAGACGCTAGGGTTGATTGGGAAGAAGAGGCTCGCAAAGACATTGATTTCTTTTTAGGTAATCATTTTACATCAGACGAATCTGATGAATTGCAGGCTAGAAATCAAGCAGATGTTCC